GCGCAGTACAATCAATTACCGTATCTTCTAATACAGCATCAATTGTATTAGTAGGAGGAAGTGGTGGAACTGGTGTAGGATTCCCATTCTCTGGTTCAGCACAAATCACAGGCTCTTTAGGAGTAACTGGAAGCTTGACAGTATTGAGTGGCTCATTTAGTTCATCAGTAGTTACCAATTTAGGTGACATATATACTGACGTTGCACCGGCTACTAAGATTGTAACTATTAGTTCAGCATCTTACTCATCATTAGGAACAAAAGACCCTAACACATTATATATCGTTTCTGGTTCTAATTTATCTGGAACATCTGGTACAGCTGGAACTTCAGGAACATCTGGAGTGTCTGGTACATCTGGTGTTAATGGCGCATCTGGTACTTCTGGTGTGAATGGAACTTCTGGTACTTCTGGTTTAACTGGAGCTAGTGGAACATCAGGAACATCTGGTACATCTTCACCTGGTGGCTCTGGATTCCCTTTCACTGGTAGTGCACAAATTACTGGTTCATTAGGAGTTACTGGTTCTGTATCAATGAGTATGGGAGTTTTTAGTGGTAGCGTAATATCAAACATAACTGATATATACACATCTACTCCAGCTGTAAATTATGTTGTAACAATTGATAGTTCTTCATATGGTAATCTATTAGCAACATCAGCAACTCAACCTAATACAATGTATGTTATTAGCGGTAGTAACTTATTAGCTAATCCATTCCCTTACACAGGTTCAGCAATTATATCTGGTTCATTAACTGTAACTGGTTCAGTTAGAGGTAATGTAATATCAGCAAGTGTTGTATCATCAACTGCATCAATAGATTTTTCAGCTGGTGATTTCTATACTTGTTTGATTACAGGTTCTCAATTCTTTAATATAACTAATGTAAGATCTGGTGAAGTTGCAAACTTATTATTAAAGACTGTTCAAAATGGACCAACTCCACCAACAGCTTCATTCTCATCAAATATTAGACAAGTAAGTGGAAGCCGTTACTTACCTACATCTGGTAGTACAGGTAAAGAAGATATATTAACATTTATATCATTTGATTCATCATCAGTTTACTTAGCTAAAATAAATAACTTAGTATAATATGTTTACACCCTTTGCAAATACAAATCAATTTGATCCCGATGCTGGTGCATTTATAAATGTTACCGGCATTGGTGGAATAGAAGCAGTAGCTATAAATAATTTAGTTAATCAATTAAAGAGTACTGGATTATGGAGTACTATGATTGCAATATATCCAATGGTAGGAGGAACAGCTAATACACACAAATATAATTTAGTTAATCCAGACGATACCAATGCAGCTTATAGATTATCTTTTACAGGTGGATGGACACATAATAGTAGTGGAGCAAAACCTGATGGTGTTGCTGGTACATTTGCTAATACATTTGCAGCTCCAAATTCAGTATATACAACAACCAATGGTTCACTATCATATTACTCATTTACAAATAATGCTGCATCAGACGATGTTGAGATAGGAGCTACTAATGCAGCATCAGCAGCAGAAGTCTTATTAGCATTTAGATTTACTGATGGCAACCAATATTCATTCTTTGGAGCAGTTGGTGGAAGTGGTGGAGCTCCTGGTAATAGTTTTGGATATATGATTGGTAATAGAACAGCAGCAGTAGAAGGTTGGAAAAATGGTACAAGAGTAATTAATGCAGGTACAACCGTTACAGCACTTACAGCTAATACACTTTATTTAGGAGCTGATAATAATGGAACTGGTACTTATAGAAATAGTAGTAGAGGTTGTTCATTTGCTCATATAGGAAGAAGTTTACCAACAGGTGGACCGGCTAACTTAACTAATATTGTAAATGAATTTCAAAGAACATTAGGAAGAAACGTATTTTAAAATAATAATATGGCACAAATAAGTTTACCTGTTTTTTTAGGAGATACTTTAATAGGAAAAAGTTTTTTAGGAGATAAACAAATACAATATACTCCATACGAAGAGCCACTACCTACTCTAAATGTAAATTATTTAGTAATTGCAGGAGGTGGCGGAGGAGGTCAATATATTGGTGGAGGTGGTGGAGCCGGCGGATATAGAACAAATGAAACGGGTGAAACATCAGGTGGCGGTTCTTCTGCAGAATCAGCATTTTCAGTAAATTTAAGTCAAGCTTATACAGTAACAGTTGGTGGAGCGGGAGCAGGAGGTGTTATAAGTGCGGCATTCTCAACAAATGGTTCTACATCATCATTTGCTACAATATCATCTAATGGTGGAGGTAGAGGTGGTGGATATGGTAATGCTGGTGGTGGTTTAGCATTTTACGCAGCTAATGAAGGAGGATCTGGTGGAGGTGGCACATATGCAGCTCAAACTGCTGGTGCAGCTGGAGATACTAATCAAGGTAAAGATGGTGGAAATGGTGGAGTAAATAATAATACAGGCGGTGGTGGTGGTGCAAACGCCAATGGTGGAGCATCAGTTAGCGGTAATGCTGGTAATGGTGGAGTGGGTATTTCATCAAATATAACAGGCACCCCAACCTTTAGAGGTGGTGGTGGTGGAGGAGGTTCTTTTAACACAACAAGAGGTACAGGTGGAAATGGTGGTGGTGGTGATGGAGGCTCAACAGCAACAGGTAATCCAACCGCAGGTTCAGCAAATACAGGCGGTGGTGGAGGAGGAGCTGGTAATACTTCAGTAAATCAAAGTGGAGCTGGTGGCGGAAGTGGTGTTGTTATTTTAAAGATACCAAATACAAATTCAGCAACATTTAGTGGAGGAGTAACGCAAACATCAGCAGCATCAGGTTCATTCACAGTTTATACAATTACTGCAGCTGGTGTATCTGACACAGTAACATTTAGTTAAAATTAAAAATGAATAATATTATGGCACATTACGCAATATTAAATGAAAATAAGATAGTAACTCAAGTTATAGTTGGTAAAGATGAAAATGATATTGTATTGGATGAAAATGGTAACCCATACAATTGGGAAGTATATTATGGAGGTAAAAAGACTTCATACAATACAATAGCTGGAGTACACTTATTAGGTGGAACTCCATTTAGAAAAAATTATGCTGGAATAGGATATACATACGATGAAAGTAGAGATGCTTTTATTTCACCTAAGCCATACGAAAGTTGGTTATTAAATGAAGAAAAATGTATATGGGAATCTCCAATTCCAATGCCCAATCACATAGAAGGGCATATATGGATGTGGAATGAAGAATTATTAGATTGGGAATCTATAAAAATTAATTAATTATGGAAACAATATATGTTGGAAATACTTTAATAAACGATGTGTTTGTTGGTTCAGTAAGAATGGATGATATTGTATCTTTTCCAATTACATTACAGCAAGAAGCATATATGTTTCTTTCATCATCAGCTACTATAAATACATATGTAATAGCTAGTGCAGTAAATACATTAGTAACTGATTTAAAAGGATATGGTATATGGGATAAAATGTATGCTATATATCCTATGGTTGGTGGAAATAGCGAATCATGTAAATGGAATTTAAAAGATACAACAAAATATAATTTAAACTATACAGGTAGTTGGACATTTAATGATAATGGAATGACTAATAGTAATACTCAATGGGCTGGTACAAGCTTTACTGGAGATTTATTTGGAAGTTGGAGTGGCAGTAATTCAATTGGAGTTTATAGTAGAACCTCAGCTTCTGACACAGGTGTTGATATTGGAGATAGTTCATTAAGTCATTATGTATCTTGTAGATATGGAGATGGAAATAATAAATTTATATTAGGTAGTGATAACCAAAGTGCGGCTGTTGCAACAGGAGCTGGTTTCTTTATGGGTAACTATGATAGAGTTCAATTCCCTGCTTTTACTAAATTTACTTATAGAAATGGTACTCAAATAGGTACAGGCACAGCATATAATTTAAGTGCTGCATCATCAAATCAATATTATATAGGTGGAGGTTCATCAGACCCATCCAGCAGAAACTATGCATATGCTTTTCTTGGACAAGCATTATCAACAACAGAAATAACAAACTATAATACAGCAGTACAGGCATTTCAAACTACATTAGGTAGAAACGTATAACTAATCAATAAAAATTACGTTACAATTGTTAAATAATAAAACAAACAAATAATATGAAATTAGAAACTCAAAATTCGTATATCACTAACCCACAATTCGTAGGTGGTGTAGCAGTAGCATTTATCTCTGGTTCAGCATTTGCATCAGCATCGGCAGAAAATCCTCAATTTGGATTTGTAGCAGGTGGTATTTACATTGGAAACACTGGTACATTAGTAGCTAAGACATGGGATGGTTCAGTTTTAACATTAGTATCAGCATCAGGATTTTTACCTGGTATATTTACTGCTGTTAGTGCATCATCTACTGCAAACAATGTGGTAGCTTTAAGATAATAAAACATAACGAATGTTAAATCTAAATTATAACATAAACCCATCTGGCGGAGCTGGTAATTGTAGAGGTGAAGTTAAATTCAATTACTCTGCATCTATATTAGTTGCAGGTGGTGGTGCTGGTTTACCTCCTTTAACTGCTTCAGTTGCTAGAGGCGGTGGTGGCGCTGGATTTGTTTGGACAGGTAGTTTATCTATTATTCCAAATGTAAGTTATCAAATACTTGTAGCTGAAACATCATCATTAGGTGGTGTTGGTAACGAATCTAAATTTATTGGATTTGATGATAATGATACAATACCATTTACAGTAACTTCATTAGGTGGGCAGATACAAACATATAATAATGTAACAACAGTATATAATGGTGGAGCACAAGGAAGCGGCTCATTAAATAGAGCTGGCGTAGTTACAAATTACGCAGGATACATTGGTGGTGTTGGAGCCGTTGGTACTAGAGGAGGCGTTTTTAACGCAGTTGGAGGAGGAGGTGCCGGAGCTACAAGTAATGGTGGAAATGGTGATATAAATGCAGGTCCCGGAGCTCAAGGTGGAATAGGTGGAACTACATACAATGCAGCTGATTTTAATCCAACAGGTCCTAGTCAAAATCTTTTAATAGGTGCTGGTGGTAGTGGAGAGTCAATAGGTGGAGCAAGTGCACCACAACAAATAAGACCATCTGACTATTCTCAAGGTGCAAGTTATAATGGCACAGTTGGAGCTAAAGGAGGTATTGTAATAAAATATGCAGGAGAACCTAAAGCATTTGTAACAAACGCAACAACGGTAACTGTTGGAGGATTTACTTATCACACATTTAACCCTGGTACTGGTTCATTTACATTCACATATCCATATCCTTGGACTGATGTAGTTCCTTATACAGTGGAAGTATGTCCTGATGAGCATAATGAGGATGTAAGACCTCCTATTAATTGGGATTTTCATAGTTTTGCATCTGGTTCTGATAATAGTGATATTACTGAAAGAACATTTGCTACTATGAGTATCAATGCAGTTAATACAAACTGTATTCAAGTATCTAGTGATAGTGGTAATTCTTTTGTAACAGATGCGCAATCACCTGTAACAGCAAGTATAACTGGTAGTAGATGGCCTGTAACTGGTTCAACTACTATGAGTTTATATACAGCTGGTATAACTTATGACCCAACATCTACAAATCAATTTTTCTTTGGAGCAATAAGTGCTTCAGCAGCACAAATTATAGCTACACCTAATATAACTGGTAGTGTTATTACAAGTTCATTTATATCAGGAGAATTTTATAGATGGTATATAAGTGGAAGTATAATTCACATGAAAGGTAATCCATATAACTCTCCTATACTTTGGAAAACTGCTACATCAGGTGTACAACCTAATGGAAAGGGAACTAATACTGTTGTAAATTTTAATGTAAATTCAGATACGAATTTAATTGTTGGACCTATTATAGTTTCTGGTGCAAACGCAGCAAATAGTGGAAGTACATCAAATAATTATGCATTTTCAATTACATCTTCTTTAACTGGAAGCGCTGCATGGTGGGATGATGAATATTTTGTAACAACAACTATGAGTCTATCTATACCTGAAGCTAGTAAATCAGCAATATCGTATGTAACTCAATCAATAATAACTGCTTCATTTACTGCTAGCTCAGATAGTAATTATACAATTACAGGGAGTGTTGCAACAACAGCAGAAAGATTATTGATTAACGCTTACGTTGTAGGTGGAGGTGGAGGTGGAGGTTATGGTGGAGGTACTGCTAACACTCTTATTGGACATGGTTCTGGTGGAGGAGCTGCACAAATAGTTTCTTCATCATTCTATATTATACCAAATTTACCTGTTATAACAATAATAGGTACTGGTGGAGCTGGTGGTACATCTACTGGAGATTTATATGCTGGAAGAAGTGGTACAACATCATCTATAAACTATTACACTGGACCAAATTTAACTAATGGAAAAACTACACTAACTGCTAATTCAGGTTCTGGTGGAGAAATGAATGGACCTGGTGGTACATCTGGTAATGGATTTATTGGAGGGCCTTTTTCATCATCAGCAGCTTGTCCAAGTATACAATCATTTGGCGGTGGTGGTGGTGGTACTATTGAAAATGGATTTTCTGGTTCAATTAATGGTGGCGGTGGAACTTTCCTTGGTGGAGGAGGTGGAACTACTGCAGGTGGTGGTTTTGAAAATGGTTCACCTACACCTTTAGAATTCTTAGGATTGACTGGTAGAGGTGGTAGAGGTGGATATGTTGGTTCAGGAAATACAATCGTAGCTCCTAATGACTCTAGCGCTTATGGTGGTGGAGGTGGAGGTGCTGTTGGAAACTGTTCAACAACTAAAGTTGGTGGTAAAGGTGGAGATGGTATTGTTGTAGTAACGCATGAAGGAACTACACAAAAATTAACATATTCAGGAACTTATACTACAAACGTAAGTGGTAGTACATTCTACTATTACTTAACTGGCAATGGTAATCTATCTTGGATTATAAACTAAAAAATTACTACAAATAAAAAACAAATTGTTAAATAACTAAATAATCAATAATATGAACGCAAGACAAGTATTAGATAAAATAGTAAAGACTCTTTCATTAAGCAAAGAGGAAGTATTATTTACTTACGCTAAATTAGCAGATGGTACAATCGTTGAATCTCCTACATTTGATGTTGGCGAGCCAGTAGAAGTTGTAACCGAAGAAGGTAAAACTCCAGCACCAGATGGTGAACATGAGTTAGCATTGAAAGATTCAGAAGGAAACGAAGTCCTAATCAAAGTAATGACTAAGGATGGTATAATTACTGAAAGAGAAAATGTTGAATTAGGTGATGATAAAAAAGTTGAAGAAATGGAATCAATCGCTGGTGGTGACATGGGTGATGATGAAGAAATTGATACTGAAGAAACAGCTAATCCAATCCCTGAAGATGAAGATATGAGAAAGTATGGCAACATGAAGAAAGTAATGGAAGACATGGCTTATCGTATTGAAGAATTAGAGAAGAAGATGCAATCTATGGAAACTATCAAAGAAGGTGGTGAAGCAGATAAGGTTAAGACTGAAGATTTACCTGGTGACCCAACAAAAGTAAACACTGTTGAAAAAATGGCAGCTGTTGAACCTGATGAGGACGAGGAAGAAGAATTACCAAAATTGGATGGTGCACCAATTGATGAAAACGCTCCAAACAAAACTGGAATTAAAATGAATAAGAAGGGTGCTATGGTTAATCCACAAAATTCTTTCTTATCTAAATTATATAAATAAACAAAACAAAATCATTTAAAGATGAGAAAACAACAAAATTTCGCACAACCTGCAATCACTACAACTTATGCTGGTGAATTCGCAGGGAAGTACATTGCAGCAGCGTTGTTATCAGCAAAAACTTTAGATAACCAATACATCACAATCATGCCGAATGTGAAGTTTAAGAGTGTTATCCAAAAGATTGCAGTTGATAGCATCGTAAACAACGCATCATGTGACTTCACAACTTCTGGTACTGTAGCTCTTACTGAGAGAATCTTAGAACCAAAAGAACTTCAAGTAAACCTTGAATTATGTAAGCAAGAGTTCGTAGATTCTTGGGAAGCTTTACAATTGGGCTATAGCGCATTTGATGAGATTCCAAAAGATTTCAACGATTTCTTAATCTCTTATGTTGGTGGTAAAGTAGCACAAGCTACTGAAGAATCAATCTGGAGAGGTGTAACTTCAACTAACGGACAATTCGGTGGTATCTATACTGCTTTATCTTCTTCAGTTGTAGCTGGTGGCGATAACGCTCCTGTAACATCTTCTGTTTCTGGTTCAATCACTTCAGCAAACGTATTAACAGCATTAGATTCATTAGTAAATGCAATCCCTAACACTGTATATGGTAAAGAAGATGTAATGATTTACGTTCCAACAAACGTAGTTAAAGCTTACCAACAAGCGTTAAGCGGTGGTACAGCAGGTGCTAACGGATGGAACAACCAAATGAACGTAGGTGAAAAACCATTAAACTTCCAAGGAATTGAAATGGCATTTTGTCCTGGTCTTGCAGCTTCAGCAATGGTAGCAGCACAAAAATCAAACTTATTCTTCGGAACAGGTTTATTGAGTGACTACAACGAAGTAAGAGTATTAGATATGGCTAACTTAGATGGTTCTCAAAATTATAGAATCATTATGAGATATACAGCTGGTACACAATATGGTATCGGTTCTGACATCGCAATACACAAAAACTATTAATTGAGTAAGTAATAGGGAGATTAACCATATCTCCCTTTACTCAAATATAAAATTAACAAATATAAAATTTAAAGAATATGCCTTGTAATTTATCAGCAGGTAGAAATGAACCTTGTAAAGAGAGTGTAGGCGGTTTAACCGGCGTTTACTTCTTAAACTATACAACAGCTTCATTCACTACTAACGCATCAGGTGAAATCACCGCTTTCCCTTCAGGTAGTACAGTATACTACTATGATTTGAAAGGAAATTCAAGCTATACTGAAACTGTTAATTCATCTCGTGATAATGGTACAACTTTCTTCTCTCAAGAATTAGTTCTTAACTTGAAGAAACTTACTAACGAAATGACAACTCAATTGAAGCTTATGGCTTACGGTAGACCTCAAATCGTTGTTAATACAATGAGTGGAGATTCTCTATTAGTAGGTAAGACTCAGGGAGCAGATGTAACAGCAGGTACAATTCAAACAGGAGCAGCATTGGGTGACCTTTATGGTTATTCAGTAACGTTCACTGGATTAGAGCAATTACCAGCAGCATTTATCTCTGGTTCAACATTCGGTAATCCTTTCGGAGCATTGACTGTTAAACCAACTATCGTAACAGGTAGCGCAGCTTAATCAGTATAGATTTTGAACAATATTAAAGGTGGACTTAGGTTCACCTTTTTTTATGTCCTACTATAATCGTTTGGGAAGTTGTTAAATACATAGATAAATACAACATAAAGACAACCTAATGCAAAGCTATTATATATCAGGAAGTAATTTATTCACAATTCGTACAAAACCAACAGGCTCAGGCAATTTAAGATTAAGCTTGCAGAATATGTACACATTAGCGAATACATCATCTTCTATTAGTTCATACAAATATAATGCGAATGAAAGCTTATTATCATTCACAGCATCTATTGTATCAGCATCAATTGGTGATGAATATAGAGCTACAATAATTGATACTGTTAGTGGTAGCATTTGGAATGGTTCTATACAAGTCTATCAATCACAATCAATAGATAAACCAGTATATAAAAACCAAATTCCATTAGAAGGAATATACATTAGTAATGTAACGGATAACGAATACATAATTTTAGATTAATATGAAGATAAATCAAAACTTTTCAGTAGTAAACATGGCACAGCAAGAGATTCCTGTGATAACTGAAGATACAAAAACAAGATATCAATGGGTGCCTGTGGGAATTATAGGACCAGATGATTTCTTTCAAAATGTGACTGAAGCGTTCACAACATCAACAACAAATGCTGCCTGTATTGAGGGTATTGCTGATTTAATATTCGGTAAAGGACTGTACTCTAAAGATGAGCAATTCCAATTGATATTAGATAAGTTAATTCCGCAAGAGGAAATGAAGCGTGTATCGTTTGATTTAAAACTATATGGTAATGCAGCTTTCCAAGTATATTGGAACGCAGACCATACTAAAGTAGTTAAATTCTTTCACGTTCCAGTTCAAAATTTAAGAGCTGAGAAGTTATACGATAATCCTAAAATTGAAAACTATTACTATTGTGTAGATTGGTCAGACCATAAAGCACAAAGAAATAAAAAGAAGATTCCTGCTTTTGGTACATCAACTGAAAAGATGGAGATTCTTTATATTAAGAACTATACGCCAGGTAAATACTATTACTCATTACCTGATTGGGTATCTGCATTACAATTTTCTTATGTAGAGGCTGAATTATCTAACTTACACATTAACAACATTGAGAATGGTTTTTTACCATTAGTGATGGTTAATATGAACAATGGTATTCCAGCTCCTGAAGAAAGAGATACAATTGAAGATATGATTGAAGCTAAGTTTACAGGCACTAGAAACGCTGGTAGATTTATGTTATCATTCAACGATGACCCAGAAAGAAAACCAACTATTGAAACAATACAGGTTGATAATCTGCACGATAAATACAAATATGTTAGTGAATATGCGCAGGATAGAATATTAGTTGCACATAGAATTACATCACCTCTTTTATTTGGTATTAGAACACAGGCAAACGGCTTTAGTTCTCAATCTGAAGAAATGATGACGGCGTTCTCTATCTTACAAACTATGACAATCAATCCGTTCCAAAATCTAATTATAAACTTCTTAACTACTGCATTAAGTGATGGTGGTTACGAAGATGTTGAATTGTATTTTGAGCAATTAACTCCATTGGCTATCTTAACACAACAAGCTGAAGATACTGGTAAAACAATTGACCAGGTTGCAGATGAAACTGATAAGCAAATGGAAAATCCAGCAACATCAGAAGATGAAGGAGCTGGTTTAGTAGATAGTGGAATTGATAACGCTGATGAGGTTTTACAAATGAGTAATCCTGAATTTACAAAGCAATACGAAGTATATAAAAATTAATTAACACATGGCATACGCATTATTTATAACAAGAAACGATATCATCAAAAAGACTCCTTTACAGGGTTCAATTGATTCAGATAGATTGTTACCATTTATTCAAACAGCGCAAGAGAAATACATACTAAACCTTTTAGGTACTGTATTGTATTATAAATTACAAGCTGATATTGAAGCAGGTACACCATTTACTGGATACTATAAAGATTTGATGGATGACCATATCAAACCTACTCTAATATGGTACTCTACTGTTGAATATCTTCCATTCTCTGGGGTTCAATTCAAAAGTGAAGGTGCTGTTAGACACGAATCAGAGCAATCAAAAGCGGTAAGCAAAAACGATGTAGATTACCTTTTACAAAAGAGTATGAACAACGCTGATTACTACGCAACAAGAATGCAGAACTATCTAATCTCATACTCAAATCAAATACCTGAGTATTTAGAATCAGTAGGTAACCAAACACAAATATTTCCGGATATGGGCAATGCTTATTTCGGTGGATTAAACTTATAATAATATGTCATCATTAGTAGTAAATAATATGGGTACAAACTATACGTTGTACTATAACATATTAGATTTTTTTAAAGTAATAATGAAGAACCATCCATCTTTGAACTTTGTTTCGCAAGGTGATATGTTTTCTATTGATACAAAAGAATTCCCAGCATATCCGCTAGGTAACTTTACAATTACTGATGCATTGTTCTTAGAAAAAGAATTGATATATACTTGTCAACTTACAATTGCTGATAAAGTAAAAGATAAGAACAATGAATCAATAGGTTCAGCTAATAATCAAACAATTCCTTTTGATGGAACTGATGATACTGTTGATATACATGCTAACACACTTTCTATACTGAACGATTTACTTTGTTTTGTTAGAACTGGTACACAAGCATTTGAATTCTCTGGTGACCCAAGAGCACTACCATTTAAAGATAATTTTGATAATGGGTTAGCAGGATGGGTGGCTACATTCAATCTAAAAGTATTCAATAGTTGTGATACTTGTTTGTTTACACTTTATCCATAATGAAAACACTTAAAGATATAGCTTTTAAATATGCCGATTTAGCCGCAATTTATATGGTGAACGGACAGTATTTTAAAAGAGCATTTATCACAGGTAATTTAGAAAGAAGGGTAAGAAATTACAATGATTTAACTAAGATGCTTAAAGAAGAAACAGAAGGTAAGGTTGTTCTAGCTTTAAACTATGCTCCACCTGATGCTGAATATGGATTCTTTGTGCATGAAGGTAAGGGTAGTTCTACTAAATATGGCCCAAGAAGATACGCAGAATACGCTGCCAATGACCCAGAATTAGGAATATACATTAACGAATTTATATTGGGACAGATGGATAAAAAGGTAGAAGAATTAGTAAAACCTTTAGATTTTGTACTAAAAGGATTCGCAAAGAACTAACATCCAATACTTTTTAGTTTCTGAAGGTTAAATTAAAAAGATTTTAGATGGCCTTAACTATAACTCAAACTCCGGCAACCTGCTCGTTAGCACAATCCCCTACGATATTTACTCTAGCGGAAAGTGGTGATGTAGTATTAAGTGCTTCATTTCAATATTATGCAGATTTGTATTATTGGAATGGTACAACAGCACAATCAAGTTCAATACCTGAATACACATTGGTTAAATTTCCAAATGCTTCTCGTGTTGGTATATTTGATGTTAGTAGAATTATAAACTCTACACTAACTGATTTTAGAGAAGAAAATCCTTCAAATGTTAAATACTTTAAGATTGATGGATATTTTAGATACTACAATGGCTCAGCATATGTAACATCATCTAAAGTTCAAAGTTCTACATTTAAAGGATTAGATGGATATGGTGTATTCCCTGAACAAGTAGGTACATCAATTACAACAACAACTCCACATTGGCCTTTAATGACAAGTGGACCTGTATCACAATCATTCTTTGATTCAAACAAAGGAACTGTTGGTGTATTTACAGCAGGAGCTGGTGTGGTAAGTGAGATTCCAACTAAAGTTAGAATAGTAAGTGATTTAGGAACAACTGATATTAATGTATCATCATCTATTTCATCTTCACAACAAATACAGCAAGTACCAATGTTTCCAGCAGAAACTGGATTCCCTTATGCTTCGCCTGAATATTATACAATACAAGCTTACAACGGAAGTACTGCATTAGGTACTCCAATTTATTTTAACTTTAAGTGTGAGCAAAAGTATCCTAATATTAGAATTAAATGGAAGAATAGATTTGGACAATTTGATTACTTTAACTTTGATATGGTTAATAAACAATCATTCAGTACAACTACAAGAGGATATCAACCACAATTAGGTACATGGACTGGTACATCTTTACAATACAATTCAGCAGATAGTTCAAACTTAAATTATATTGTAGATTCTAAACAAGCTATTGTTGTAAATACTGATTGGATTCCTGAAGCTTATAACGATATTATAAAGCAAATATTAGTGAGTGAGGAAATGTATTGGGTGAAGAACGAAAGCACTCAAGAATTAGCTCCTATCACTATTGCAACGGATTCTATTGTATTTAAGACTGGAGTTGTAGATAAAGTAATTCAATATTCATTTGAATTCAATTACGGACAAGGATATAAATTAATTTTATAATATGGGAGTTATATCAACACAAGGAATAGAATTCCAACTGGTTGCAAATGGTGAGATATTAGATTTATTTCAAGATGAAGACATTAAGCTATCTGATAATGTTACAGGTCTATTTGATTTGGGTATTATACCTGCCGATTTTACTAGGC